TCACAACGCCAAAGGTGCTGTTTTCATCGCCCCAGCGCTTCACGAACTCCTGTGCGTTGTAGGGGTCGTAGCCAAACGCCCGTACGTCGTACTCGTTCTCCATGATAAAGTTGTCCAGGTCATCGTACACCTGCATCATGTCCAGGACCGTGCCGTCAAACACGAACAGGGTCCCTTCCCGCATGAATTCCTCATACTGCTGCCGTCTCGAAGCCGGAAGCTGGCTGAGGGTGTAGGATGTGATGTAGTCCCTCGTCTTGACCCCAAAATATCCGTTGGACAGCGGAAACAGGAAGGTAAAGGCGCAAAAGTCGTCGCCCATGGAAAGGTCCGCGCCCATGGCACAGGGCATCTGCCAGAAGCTTCTCTTCCTGTGGCACAGGGTCTCCTCGTAGGGGAAGAAATAGGTGTAGCCCTCCATAGGCAGGTTGAAGCGCTTGGCCAGAATATCGTTTCGGGCGCTGGGGGATTTCTCCGCACGCTCAACGTCCAACTGGTAGGTCTCGTAGCTCACGGTCTTGCCCAGGTTCGGGTTGGCCTTCAGCCACATCTCCGGCTGGCCCACTTCCTCAATGGAGTCCAGCTTGTAGTACCAGATGGACACATGGGGGTTGATGTACTCCCCTTTCAGGATGTCCATTAACTCCATTTTGATTGTATCGCCACAACCATTACGGACGGTGCCTTCTGAACTGGTAGCTACAATCAGGTAGTCCTCGTTCTTCGACGCACCCTGTTCGAGTGCACTGATGGGATCTTCTCGGATGTCGCAACTCAACCATTCGTCAACGGTAGCCACACGGTCTCTTCGCCCCTGCAGCTTGTCAATAGTCATGGGGCGTACTTCCAACAGACTGTTCGTCAAGAAATTCTCAATGCCCTTCTTGGTTGATGCCAGTTTCACACGGTCAGCTTTTGCACCGGTCGTGTTCTGTAAACTGCCCTCTGTCATAAACTTCAAAAGAGGTCCCTTCGACCGAGCCAGTGCTGTACGGATCGGTGAAAGGACCTCTTCTGCTTGCTTCATGGTGGGTGCTGTAGTGCATTGCTGGGTGGTCGATACATCCACCGTCAGGAAGTAGCTCTGAATGAACGCATCATACATGGTCTTGGCAGCACCGCGAGGAATGATAAGATACTGCTTGGTGATAAGCCGCTTCTTGATACGTTTTCGCTCGTAGTGACCTCCATGTCCTCCGGGGTTGGGCACATAGATGCTGCGGTCTACAAAGTAGTACCAGCCAAATATCTCTTCTGCCCAAAGCTTGAAGGAATCCAGCAGTTTCAGGTCTCCGCCATCGGTAAGAGTCAGCTCGTTCTCGCAGAATTTGACAAAACCTTCAACTGCTTTGTCGTCATAGTAGATACCCGGGTTTGCAATCAGGTCATCAATCCGGTTCATCTCCATAGAGACTTCTCGACATACCGGAATTTCACCCCGAATTACGGCCTCTCGAAACCGGCCATAGTAAATCGGCGTGGCCGTGTTCGATAATGGCATGATGTAATTCTCCTGTGAATATTATTTAACTTCGTGATATTCCGTCACGATTTCCCAGTCATTGCACGCCATGTTTTCCATGGTATACAGCATATCCTCGGAATCACGTACGTTGATGCATTTGCCATCCCAGGTATGCATCATCACTTCACCGTTTTCCAGCTTCCAGTATCCAGTCCAATGGTGTCTCTTGATTTTATGTCCGCGCTTAAGAGCGAACAAAGCACTTGCAAAGTTCATCTCATTTCTCCTTATGTAAATATGTATAATCAGCACTCGTACGGCCAATGAAGCCACCGATACTGCTCATACAGTTTCCTCCGGGTGGTCGTGCTCCACATTCAGCCGCCACTCCATTTCGGATGCGGTGTTCTGCAGAGCCTCTTTGGTCACGCTGCTTTGCGGTACATCGAAGCCCAGCAGCCGCACCTTGACCGCCACATAGGCTTTCACGGCTTCCACCTTCACCGGATCAGCGATAAACTGATTCCACGTGGCACTCTTGTCAGAGATGAAAAAGCCTTCTTTCGGCCCCACACCCATCTGAGTCAGTATCATCAGCACAGTGTTGATGTACATGACGATATCCGGGTCGAATGCCTCATAGTCTGCGGGCAGACCCAGCAGCTTTTTTACGGAAGTGAGAATGCTGTCCATAGTCGCTCCTTAGTCCGGGATGCACTTGTTGTCCCACTTCTTGTAAACGTCCACATAGGTTTCGCCCTTGTCGCCGTTGTGCGTGACCTCGTAATACATCCCGTCAGATACGGTGGTACTCACAAGCGCCTTCCAGTTCTGCAGGGTCTTGCTGAACCATACGATAAACACGTCCTCGATGGTCAGCTTCTTGCCGTCAGTCACGTCCACATGGGCGTTAAAGTAGTCCACCACCAGCTGCTTTGCGCGGTTCATCATTGCTTCGTTATTCATGTCATTTCCTCCATGGGCAGGTATCGCCCGGTCTTCGTTCTGTGAATACTGGTTCCAGAATGCTGTCATCCCCATAATGAATAGCCTTATGCGTTCGGTCGGATACGCAAATCACATTATTGGGGTCGAGTAAGCACTCTCGATGCTCCAGCACGTCTTCTTTTGTAATAGGGTTTATATGGTGAATGATGATGCGTGGTCGAATAAGTTTTCCACTTCGGACAACCCAGTCCGTAATCTCATGCTCAGGAACGCCAAGATCACATCCCATGTCTCGAACAATAATTTTGTCACGGAACATCCGCCACTCTCTGGACTGGTAAAAGTCTTGGTTCAGATACCGGTCAAATCCAAATGTATCATGCCCAACAGCACCATGCAGTTGCAAATAATGGAACCGGTCTTCAAAGGTCGCATACTGGCAGAGCTCAGAATAAGTTCTCTGATTCATCGTTATCTTCCACCCCGCCGTATTCGCGCATTGCCTTAATTGCCTCCTTGTAAAGAAGGGCATTATCCTTGGCTGCCTGAATAGCATCGGCCTTTGCATGTAGAAGCGTGTTCTCGGCTTCTAGCTTTTTCTTCTCCAGTTCCGATTTGACCGTGGCCAGTTTCAGAAAATGGGTCGTTTCAGCTGAAGATGCCGTTCCTTCTCGCAACCGCTTCTCCACCAGATCCATTGCCAGGGAAATCATCTGGTTTTCTCGTACTTCTGGGGACAATGTTGGCCGCATAGGAGCCACGTCTTCAGAAGCAGCTTTCTTTGTCCTCATTTTTGTCATCCTTCTGTTCTGTTTTGATTTGGTTTGCACTAGAATCTTGCCTGTTTCCCACACTTTTCAATGGCTTTTGTAAGAGTTTATGGGAGCCGGTCGTGGTGTCTTTCTAATCATTTGAAAGGAGAAGAAAAATGAACAAACGACAAATGGAGGTTGTTTGAAGAGAGCACCCTCCCATAAGCTCTTACAAAAACCACCGAGGCCCAGTCTACACCCTGAAACCTCGGCAGGAGTTAAAACCCAATTCTCAATTTTCCCTCCGGGGAAAAATCAAAGACCGGCGCGATTTGGGGAGGGGGTGTATTTTTCAAGCACCCCCTATACCCCTTTTATGCTGTTTGCTCTCCGGGAGCATTGTCTTTGATATCGAGTTTGAGCTTTTTGTAGATATTGAGCGGGTCATTTGTCACGATTTGGTCGATAGCCTGCTCAATTTCATACGCATTTTCTGCATCTGTGAGCTGGTCAGAGGTGTAAGCCATCCGCATCAGCAGTCCAGACGAGTTATAACCCTTGTCGGTGTCGAAGCGATACCAGTCCTCAAACTGTTCATAAGGGCTGTAAGGGTTGTCAACAGTGGTTAAAAAGCATCGAATCATAGTTCAAAGCCTTTCTTACTTGTTAAGATTGTCATAAATCGTTGATTCAGGAACGCCACAAGCCTTTGCAATCTCTGCATAGCTATAGCCATTAGCCAACATCGCTTGCGCTTTGCCCAACTTAGCAGAAGACAACGTTGCACTTGCTTTTGGCATTGCACGCTTAATGATTTCATCTGACTTTGACGAGTTCAGAATCTTCATCAGCTTGGAATCAGAGATTGCGCCAGCTTGAACTGCTTCCCATTCACGGTCTGTGAACGTAATCTTTGTCTTGCTGCCGCTTGCGCCAACAGAATCACGTGCACGCTGCATCTCAACAGCGGCGATCTTCTTGATTTCTTTCTTGTCCTTCTTATAGTCCAAGCCCTGAGCCTGTACTTTAGCCTTAATATTCTCGTTTGCAATAATGGTAGCACGCCGTTCTTTCGGCTTATTACCAATAACTGCATTGAGCTTGGCGTTAATAGACTCAACCTCAGCTCTATATTTTTCGGCAGCATCTGGGCTTTTCTGGATGCCCTTCATATTTACCGCCTCTTTTCGTGCCTGATTAGCCAAAGCCTTCAGTTCATTTGAAAAATCGGCGTAGTAATTTTCTTGAATGGTGCCGGAGGACAGGTCTCGTGCGTTGGGGTGCATGGAAATAAGGCTTACTTCCGTCATAGCTTGTACTCTCTTGCCCGTTTTGGGGTCAATATAAGTACGCCCGGACTCCTTATATATTTTTTCACCCGTCTCTTTATCGATTCGAGCACTTCCCTTGCGCTCAGGCACTCGAACGGTCTGTTTTCTTCTGGATAAGAGCGTGGATGCGCCGCCATATTTTTCAGTACCGTCCTCTTGCACTCTGATCTGCCATTTTTGCTTCAGCTCCTGGATACCATTTTCGCGTTCAGAACGTTTATAGTCCAGCTTATGCTTCTCAGCATCAATAACGACCATGGAATGCTTGACGGCACGAGCAATATCGCCCTCCGGTGCGCCACGAAGAGTCATGTCAGTAATAAGATTGGAAATAATCCCCATCTCCTTCTGTTTTTCCTCTTTCTTCATGAGGCGCACGCCATTGGGATTTCCTTCGGGCACAGCATATGCAATCTTAGGGTCGAAGTCTTTCAAATCCTTCAGAGCGGGGGTGGATTTAATATCGACTTTGCTTGACTTTGGAATTGCTACAACTGTGTCGCCATCAAAATCAGCACCCGACAAACGTTCTGCAACCTTTGCATTGATGCCGATTGCGTCCTGCACATTGCCGAGATTTCTACGCCCGGACAAATTCTTGTTATTAACCGTTACAATAGGAATCTCAAAGGTTCCTGCATGAGGAAAACGAACCAGCGCGAGCTGGGTGCCATCAGGATATGTAGGACAATAGCATTCTCTTTCGCCAATTTTGGACAGTGGCAAAATAACCTTTGTCGCCTGACCTGGGAAAGAAGATGCTTTCAGGGTCATCGAGTTGCCCTCGCAAGTATCTGCGAAATCAAGCAGCAGCTTTTTCCGAATCGTCGGATTGTCGTACTGCATAATCTCGTCATATTCTGCCTTACGGTCGGCAACAGTAAGATCCAATTGCTGTTTCAGAAGTTTGAGCGGCTGTTTGGACAGAAACTGCGAAGAAAGGTTCTTTGCCATGGTGTCCCAGTCGCCTTCTTCTTTCAGCTTATTGATGGGCGACAGATGTTCTTTTCCATCCTCACCAATATAGGTGCTCTGACCATTTGCCTTGATAGATGCGCCAAAAGGATTATCGGGGTCGTCTTTGATAGGCTTTAAGACCTTCATTTTCGGGGTACCGGATTTCTTATTTGTGTTGAATACCACATCATAGCCTTCAGGAATATCGTCAGAATATACCGCCATGCCTTTCAGGTAATGACTGTCATCCACCATGATACGAACCTGCGCATAATGCGATTTTCCGAGGTTCAGGTCAGCAACGCCTCTCCGAATCTCGATGACACCGTCCTTGTCCAGACCGCCTTCGTCACCGTATCGAATACAAACACGGTCAGAACTCATGCTGCTGGGGCGCTGAAGCTTCTTGAACGTTTCGCCGCCATCTTCAGAATGGTATTCGCCAAGGGACTGAATTTCGTTCTGATGCTGATATGCATATTTCTGGTCATATTCCGGCTTTGCCAGAACGGTGATGTTGGTCTGCTGGTTAATGTTTGTCGGCTGACGAATGCCCACGCCATAACGCTGATATCCGTGCTCTGCCTCCAAGACAAAAATAGCATCGTCCAAATCACCTTCTGAAACGCCCAGGACCAGATTCGTGCCTTCAGAAACATCGATCATGCCTTTTTTATCGACTTCCTTACGCAGGGTCTCTGCGATTTCTTTGGTTCTGGTATATTTGTCAGGCTTGTCGTTCTTCAGCATCGAACGAACCGTGGATTCGGATAAACCCATCTCACGACCGATTTCTGTAGGGCCAAGACCGTCCTGTGATAAGGCGCGCGCACGGTCATATTTAAGCTGCTGACGTTCATGAATGGCTCTGCGCTGTGCCATACGGAACTCGGTAGCGCCCATCTTATATTCTTCGGGGAGAGAATCATTGATGGTCTGGAGAATATCCTTCTCCTTCATGCCGCTCTTCTTCAGCTCCTCAACACGCGACAGAAAATCGCCTGAGCGCTGATACGGATTCTCTCCAGAACCCCACGGATATCTGCCCGAGTGGCGTTTGGTGCCATAATGCTCCAGGATACTGTCTTCCGATGCGATACCGAAATATCCTCGAATATCTCTTTCTACCGGATTCATGCTGTCGCTCCTAACTTCAGTTCAGTAATGATTTTATTGAACTCGATGATCTTGCTAATGATAGGATCGATGTCCTCACAAGTCGGATTCACAATCCAAATATCATCGTTCTGGTAGATGCGGTTTTCGATTTGAATATCGCGAGGCTTGACGCCATACTCCAAGCAGAAAAGTGCATCATAAATGAAAAGCTGTTCCATGTGTGCCGGTACCAGACCAGTCTTCAAATCGTGGATGCGCAGGAAGTTGTTTGCAAAATGAATTGTGTCGGCCGTACCATAGCAGTTCTCTGAATAATAAAGAACCACTTCCGGGGTCATGCAAAAGCCAATTGCATCGTTGACGTAAGAGTTGAGCGTCTTCTTGCTCCGAGGAAGCTTTTGCCCAAGCGCAATGCTCTCTGCAGCATACGCATGAAGCCGCGTTCCTCGCTCCTTCGCCTGATAGTTCACAAAGGACTCTGCAATCCGGGCAGCATCATAATTGATCCAATGATACTTACTCGCCCCCAGAAAAGCGTGCTGGCCTTGCAGTCGTGAATGATCGTTCCAGTTCATCCAGTATCTCCTCCTTGTTCTCAGGATAAATAAAAGAGGCATAGCTCATCTCGTTCATCTTGGCTACATAGTAGTCTTGATTCGGACGATGCGATGCCTTTCCTGTCTTCTTTCCTTCGAGTGCTGCCCATCTGTCTCGATATAAAACCAAGAGATCCGGAATCCCTTGGATTTCATTCGGGTCGAGATGAACGACCATGCAGCCGGGAAAGCGTTTCTTCAGGTCTTTCACCAATCCTGTTTTGAATTTGTTCTCTAGCATACAAACCTCCAAAAATAAAAGAGGAACAGCATGTTTTTACGCACACTGTTCCTCCCATAAAAGAGCAAGAAATTTACGCGGGGATATTTGGTAATATTTGTCAACCTTTTAGAAGGGTAAAAATATAAGGACTGCCACAATTGTGACAATCCTCAAACTTTTGCCTTACAGATACCAAGTAAAGGGAGCCTCCTCATACATTTCAGGAGGACCTGCTCGCTTCTCTGCATTCGGATACATATATTCACCATAATCGTTTTTCAGACCAGTTTCATCATCCCAATAAGGCATGGGCCAGTCAATGTCGGAAATATCATAGACCTTGCCACAAATAGGACAACGCCACTTTTCCTGATTTCGTACCTTTCTCATCCTGACGCCATTACATTCACACCAGGGCTCTTTCACATGAAGTTCTGTATCGCCATTGTAATAGCAGCGCACCAAATTATTTGCGCTGTCCAAAGTAGTCCACTCGTGATAGCCAAACTCATTCTCATACTGGGCCATAAACGGAATTTCACGCTTTTTCATAACTTTGCACCTCGTAACTCAATTATATAGTTTTTGTCGTTCTTTTACAAGGTGAAAGTGGTGGCCCTCTTGGCCAATTCGAGCAGAAAACTCGCTGTGGCCAAAAACCCATTTTTATTTCCAACTA